TGGGAAATTTGAAATGCCAAATAGAGTCTACGATCCAGATGGCCTAGCACCGACTATCAGAACTATGCAAGGTGGAGGGTTAGAGCCAAAAATAATTCAGCGAGGCAGAGGCTATAATCAGGGAGGAGAATATGAAATTTCTCCAACTGTCACATGCAACAGTTGGCAAGAAAACAATCTTTTAAAGATAAAAGAAGCCACTAAAAAAGGCTATTCAGAGGCAGAGGCTGGCGATTCAGTAAACTTATCTCACCCAAATTCTGAGACAAGACGTGGACGAGTTGGTAAAGGTATTGCCAATACTCTCTTGACTGGAGAAGAACAAGGTGTGGTTGTTTATGACTTGTACAACAGAAGAAAGAAAGATATTGTTGGCACTTTAACAGCTAGCGGTCATAACGGTAATACTACTACGGGTACTTTTGGTATCTCTAACGGATTTAGAATCAGAAAGCTTACACCTCGTGAGTGTTGGAGGCTACAAGGCTTCCCTGACTGGGCTTTTGACAAGGCGAGTCAGGTCAATAGCAACAGTCAATTATATAAACAAGCTGGTAATAGCGTAACAGTAAACGTCATTGCTGCAATTGCAAGGAGATTGCTATGACCTATGAAGCTACATTCATGCTATATGGTTACAAAGCTGTTCCAATTGGCCAGTTTGAATCTAAGGAGTTGGCTGCCCAAGCAATTATTGACCATATCATTGAGAACTCTGGCATACATAGACCAAGGGTAGTTGCAACAATGAAAATACGGAGCAAGGAAATCAGAATTGATTATGGTTCTAAAACTTGCTACTACTTGATTACTTTAATAAAAAAAAAACGGAGGAAAAACAAAATGAGCAATAATATTGACTATAAGCAGGGCTATCGTGATGCTATACAGTTTGCCATCTCAGAAATCAATGAAAGTGCAGACAATTTTCTTATCGATGAAAAAGAGGCTGATAGAATCAACGAAAATCTAAAAACAATATTAAGAAAGGTTTATCAAAATGACTAAAACAATGACACTTGAAGAGAAGGTTGAACAGTGGTTTATTGACCGTAACTTACACGAGGCAAATCCTGTCAAGCAGTTTCAGAAGCTGATTGAGGAAACTGGGGAGCTTTACTCTGGTATTGCAAAGGGTAAGAGTGAAATCATCCGTGATTCACTTGGGGACATGCAAGTTGTCCTGATTGGCATTGAACAACAAATCAAGAACGGTGCTCAGATTGAAGCAAGTCCACAAGATATGGAGCTGTTGCTACTTGCTTCAAGTTTGGGGGAGATGGCTCAGAAACTCTACAAGCATATCTTCCACAACGAAACAAAAACACCGCTTATCCGTCCAGAACTTAGCTTGCTTCACTCTAATATTCATTCCATTGCAATCCACAATCTGACAACGGCTGATGATTGCTTGGCTATTGCCTATGAAGAAATCAAGGACAGAAAAGGCAAGTTAATCAATGGAATTTGGGTTAAAGAGGAGGATTTGTAATGAAAAACCTGAATTGGGAAGAATTCTTCAACAATCTCAAGGCTTTTGCTAGTGCCATCATCATCACTGTATTTGTTTTTGGATTCAACTATCTGTTTTATGATATTGGCTACCAGAAAGGCCATCAGGAAGCTGACAGGGTGATTATCTATGTGGCTGACAATGCTGGCGCTGAAATGTTTGGCAAAATCACTGATAAAGAAATCATTGAAGGCCGTCACACAGTTACAGCTGGCGCTTATGGCAAGTTCTTGGTTACTGAGGAACAATACAATGAAATTACTGTTGGTGATGACATTCCTGACTATTTGAAAGGACGTGGAAACTAATGACAAAATGTGATTTTATGACAAAACGGCTCAATATTCTAAATGATGAAGATGAGGAAATGAAGAAACTCATTGAACAAGGCTACACAAAGATAGAAAGTGAGCTAGGTAAGATAACTGGATTCAGAATCTTGCATGACAATGTAAACTATCCTAGCCATTATCAAGGGAAATACGGTTTAGAGTCAATTGATGTTCTCAGGAACTTTATGACCCCTGAAATGCTCAAAGGATTTTATCTAGGAAATGCCCTAAAGTACCAACTACGGTACCGAAAGAAAAACGGCCTTGAAGACCTCAAAAAAGCAAGAAAGAACCTTGACTGGTTGATTGAAGAAATGGAGAAAGAGAAATGAAAAAATCAATAGGAATCCTTGAATTTAAAGAATTTGATGCTTTTGTTGGTGGAAAGGTTATGCCTGTCTATCTTCATAGTGCTAACCCAAACGTGCCAACGACTAATAAAAATGAGGCTATGAGGGTTACCAAAAAGAGATACAGAAAAGAGTTCTCTGACAAGTACATTTTCAGAAAGGTTGGTGAGGTTGATGATCAATAATGTTGTACTTATTGGCCGCTTGACAAGAGATGTTGAGCTACGTTACACGCCGTCAAACATCGCAAACGCTACTTTTAACCTAGCAGTCAATCGAAATTTCAAGAATGCTGCTGGTGATCGTGAAGCTGATTTCATCAACTGTGTGATGTGGCGACAACAAGCTGAAAACTTGGCCAATTGGACGAAAAAAGGAATGCTGATTGGTATTACTGGACGAATCCAGACAAGAAGCTACGAAAATCAGCAAGGTCAGCGTATCTATGTGACTGAGGTTGTTGCTGACAGCTTCCAGATTCTTGAAAAGCGTGATAATTCAACGAACCAGGCAAGCATGGATGACCAATTGCCACCATCATTTGGAAATAGTCAGCCTATGGATATTTCAGATGATGATCTACCGTTTTAGGAGGTGCTTATGAACGAATATAAGAAACCCACCTACATCGTCATTCAAGAGGCAATGGCTGAGCGTATTAGATTTCTTGAAGATGAATTATATAACAGAGCATACAAAGACATTGAACGGCTAGAAGTTGAGAATGACCGTCTGAAGGTTAGATGCCTTGATTTGCAGTTGGAAAATGCTGACTATGTCTGGGATGACATGTGTCGCTCTGCTATTGCTCGTGCAAAATCAGAAAATCGAAGACCACACAGAAGATGGAGGGGAAGATGAAGTTAAGGCTTGAAGAACTAAGAAACAAACTTGGCCTCAGTCGCAGAGATGTGCATGAAGCCACTGGCATTTCTATGAACACGCTGCTACATTATGAAAAAGGCGGTACACCATCTATTGGTCAGGTTGAAAATATCGCTAAGGCTTACAATATCAACCCAGCCTGGTTGCTTGGTTGGATTGATGAAGGCCAGCAACCACAACCACTTGAAACCGTTGTTGAAAAGATTATCTATGTGGAAAAGGAAGGCTGTAGATTACCGCCATATTGGAACAATGATAATAATGGCAGAATCATCAAGTGGAAAGAATCAAGAAGAGCATTCCAAAGGAGAACAATTTGACAAAGAAAACAGCAAGTAAGACAAGACGTGATTTCCTTGAGTTTGAGCTTGAGGCTAAGTATCTAAAAATTGATAAACTTATTGGGCAGCGCCGTCATGAACTGGAAAGAATCTATGCAGTCAAAAACCTGACAATGCCAGGAATCGATGATTCAGGAGCTAGTCGCAGTGGAACTTCAACTAATACTTCTGAAAATCTAGCTGTTGCTTATGCCAGTGACCCAATGATTCTGAAACTGGAAGAGTTCCAAAATGCGATATCAGAATTACTAGAGGTACTTGAACCCGATGATAAGAAAATTTTCCATCTGAGGTGGGGAGAACATACTGGATATGATTGGATTCAAGTTTGGCACATCATGGAAAATGGCGAGACAGGTTATCTTTACAGACATAGCAAGCAGATTTATAGAAGACGTGAAGTCATCCTTGATACACTTGCAAAATTATTGTTCATGTAACTTGTCAAAAAAACATATAGAATTGACAGAAACAATCTGATAGATTGATAGTGTCGCTAAGCACCGAGAAATCCTTGGTGCTTTATTTTTTTGAGAAAGGAGCAAAGCGATGAATATTGTTGAACCGCTACGAGACAAAGACGATATACAAGCCATGAAGGACTATCTATCATCTTGGAATGAAAAGTATTACATGCTATTTCTTTTGGGCATCAATACAGGTTTCCGTGTTGGAGATATTCTCAAGCTAAAGGTCAAAGATGTCCAAGGCTGGCACATCAAAGTTAGGGAACAAAAGACTGGTAAGTATAAAAGTATTAAGATGACAAGGCCACTCAAAAACGAATTGAGGGAATTTGTCAAAGACAAGGAACTTCATGAGTATCTATTTCAGAGTCGTGTCGGAAAGAACAAGGCGCTCAGTTATAAGACGGTTTACTGGTTTCTTAAAAGAGCTGCTGAAGACCTCGGCATTGACAATGTTGGAACTCATACAATGCGAAAAACCTTTGGCTATCATTACTACAAGAAGTACAAGAACGTTGCTGACTTGATGTCACTATTCAATCATTCAAGCCCAGCAGTTACACTAATCTACATTTGTGTAAGGCAAGATGAGCTTGATACTAAGATGAGTAATTTTAGCCTCTAATATTTTTTTGATTTTTTCAACTATCCATAACGAGGAAGTTTCTAGTCTATATTTTGAAGTGAGCTTAAAGCCTTGTCCTAATTAGTTTTCTAGTGTGAAACAAAATTGGATAAAATATAAGATATAGATAGTTCAGCATGGTTATTTTACATAATTTCAGCCATAGAAAAATAATCTTGTCAAAAAAATGGGTATTATTGACAAAAACAATCTGATATATTTGTAACATGAGAAAAATCCAGAGAGCAAGCTTAGGCATGTTCTTTTTTTTGTTGGGGGTGACGATGCCATGAAAGATGAAAATGCATTTGATGGAATTAGGCTTGAAGCTGGTAGCACTTTAGAAATCTATCTCACGAAGAACGACTTAGAACATATTGCAAATGGATATGAGGTGACTTTAGATATTAAGCCTAACGAGACTGTAAATAAAATCGTAATAAAGCCAAGTTTTGTAAATAATATTCTAAATCCGTTAATCAACTATGACAAAAGAATAGTGAGTGAAGCAGATTTAAAGTTTAGAGACATTTCAAGAGAGGTTGCAAGAGATAGTTTTGCATTGGGGTCAATGTAGTGGGCTATAGAAACCCTAAACACTCTGACTGGTTCAGAGCTTGGCAGATTAAATTCTACAACTCGAAACCTTGGAGAACTCTGAGAAATAAAATCAGAAAAGCTAAGCGTATGCGTTGTGACATGTGCGGACGTTTGATTCACGGTAAGAGTATTGTTGACCACATCATAGAGATTGACGAAACTAATTATCAAGATGAATCTATCACTCTCAACGAAGAGAACTGTCAGTTACTTTGTCTTGAATGTCACAACACAAAAACTTTTCAAAGTAAAATAAATTTAAATTTAGATAATCGGAATATAAATTTATTTTTGATTTTTTTATTTTTGAATTTTTGTGGACTCCCCCCATTTTGAATTTTGACAGCGCCAAAATAATAACGGTGTCAATCCTCTTGTGTACCTCTCCCCCAAAATTGACGAAAATTGATACAAGAAAGGAGCATGATTTTGAAAATCAATGAAGTTTTAGAAAAGCTAGGAATAAGTCGTGCTACCCTTACAAGGTATCGAAAAAAGCTGGGCATATTTGAAGAAACTAGGTCAAATATCACCAAAAGTCAGTTCAAAGAGTTGGAAAAGCTTGCCAATCAACGGCAAAAGTACACAAGGCAGGAACGTGTTGAGCTATCTCGTAAGACTTTCAAGCTGATTCCAAAAGAAAAAATGCTTGAAATCAGTGATAATGATTCAGTTGGGTTGAAAAATCTCAAAACTCAATACAATCACAATCAAAAAGTGATTGAAAACTTCCAGCTTGAAATCAATAAGGTCATCAATGACGGTGAGCTACCTGATAAGTACCTACTTGATGGAATGGAAAAGTATCAAAAGCTTAACATGCAGATCATGTCAACGATTGAAAAGCAAAGTCCACAGGGTGACAGGCTCAAAGAAATGATTCAGGAGAAGTTAGCACGTTATGGTTGAGATGAGATATTTTGATAAGTATGCTCAGCTCATCTATACTGGTAAGATTCGTATTTGTAAGCTCACAATGAAATCAATTAGACGTGTTGAGCGATACAAAGAGCAATACCTCTTCAAACAGGAGGAAGCTGACAAACGGATTGAGTTCATTGAGGAAGAGTGCAGCAATACTAAAGGCCTTGCTGGTAAGTTACGCTTAGCATTACCACAAAAGGTTTGGTTAGAAACAACGTGGGGCTTTTATCACACGGTTGAGGTTACTAAGACCAATCCTGATACCTTGGAAGAATACACAGATTATGAAGAAAGGCGTCTCATTCATGAGGTGCCTATTATTGTGCCTCGTGGCACAGGTAAGACTACTCTTGGTTCTGCTATTGCTGAGGTTGGTCAAATCATTGACGGTGAGTGGGGTGCTGATATTCAGCTTCTTGCTTACAGTCGTGAACAGGCTGGCTATTTGTTCAATGCCTCAAGGGCGATGTTGTCGAATGAAGAAAGCTTGCTGCACTATATGCGTGAGGCTGACATCCTACGGTCAACCAAGCAAGGTATCTTGTATGAAACAACTAACAGTCTTATGTCTATCAAGACTTCTGACTATGAAAGCCTTGACGGTACTAATGCTCACTACAATATCTTTGATGAGGTGCACACTTATGATGATGACTTCATCAAGGTTGTGAATGATGGTTCCAGCCGTAAGCGTAAGAATTGGATAACCTGGTACATTTCCACAAATGGAACGAAGCGTGACAAGCTCTTTGATAAGTATTACAACATCTGGGTAGATATCCTTGATGACAAGATTATCAATGATTCTGTCATGCCTTGGATTTATCAGTTGGACGATGTGTCAGAGATTCATGACCCTGATATGTGGCAGAAAGCTATGCCATTACTTGGTATCACGACAGAGAAAGAAACCATCGCTCGTGATATTGAGATGAGCAAGAATGATCCAGCACAACAAGCTGAGCTGATGGCTAAGACTTTCAATCTTCCTGTCAACAACTATCTTGCTTACTTCAGCAATGAAGAGTGTAAAGGTTGGTCAGATAAGTTTGATGAGAGTTTGTTTGTCGGAGATGATGAACGGAACGCCCGTTGTGTGATTGGGATTGACTTGTCAGATGTCAATGACATCTGCTCTATCTCTTTTATGGTTGTGCGTGGGGAAGAACGGCACTATCTAAACAAGAAATTCATGCCACGGCATACCATTGAGACATTGCCAAAGGAACTGCGTGATAAGTACACTGAGTGGGAATTAAGTGGCATGCTGCATGTGCATGAATTGGACTACAATGACCAAGCCTATATATTTGAAGAGTTACGGCAGTTTATGAGTGACAACAGAATTTTGCCTGTGGCAGTCGGTTATGACCGCTACAATGCAAGGGAACTTATTCGCTTGTTTAACGACTACTACGGGGATATTTGTCACGATATTCCCCAGACGGTCAAATCGTTATCAAATCCGCTCAAGGTTTACAAGGAGAAGGCTAAGATGGGCAAAATCATCTTTGATGATCCTGTGGCGACATGGAATCATGCCAACGTCCGTGTCAAAATTGATGCCAATAACAATATTTTTCCAAACAAGGAAAAGGCAAAAGAAAAGATTGATGTCTTTGCTAGTCAGCTAGATGCCTTTATCTGTTATGAAAATTTCAAGGAAGACTTGAGCTACTACTTTGATTGAGGTGAAGAATGAACAACTATTTGAAAAATTTGAAGGAGGTTTTTGCTAGGATTTTCCGTCCAAACAATCGGAAATCTACAAGAACCTATCTTCAAAGAAGTATCTCCTACTGGCGTAGGAACTCCATCTATTTGGATAACATCTACAATAAGATTTCAACTGACACAGCTCAGTTAAGGTTTAAGCATGTCAAGATTACTCGTAACCCAGGCGGTGTCGATTCGATGGTTTGGTATGAGCATAGTGATTTGGCTGAGGTGCTAACAGTTTCACCAAATCCACTAGAAGTGCCTGTTGTCTTTTGGTCAAATGTAACTAGGGCTATGCTGCGTGACGGTGTGGCGGTTGTTGTACCACGTTGGAAGAATGGCCGACTGGTTGAAATATGGCTTGCTAAGAAG